ACAGTGCGATCCTATGAATTGACCGGCAGTCCGAACGGTGAAGACCTCGGCGAGGTGCTGTTCCTGCTGAAGGCGATCGAGTCGACCGATGGTTGACGTTCGCGAGGACATCCTGGCGCGGCTGCTTGAGGTGGTCGCCGCCATTCCAAACATGCGCTCGGTGCATCGCAACAACATTGACCTCATTGAGGCTGAGTTGCCTGCGGTAATCGTGCTCGACGGCGACGAGGAATCCGATGGCGCGAGCGACGTGTCAATGAAGCAATCGCATCGGCCTTACAACGTACAGATGACGCCCGGCATCGTTGTCCAGGTGCAAGATGACAACGTCGTGCTCGGCTCGATCGTCACTACCTTTCGCCGCGAGCTGATCAAGCGGGTGCTGACCGACACCGAACTCGAGCAGATCGTGAAGACCGGGCGGTACGGCAACGGCGCAATCCGCTATCTCGGATGTCAGACCGATGTCGGATGGACGCGCACGGGATATGCAGCCTTAACTGCGCAGTTCATGTTCAAGTACTCGCTCAAGCCCGACGATCTCTAGAAAGGAGAGCACCACCATGCCCACGTCACCCAGCGTCCAGAATTATCACATCGGCAAAGGTATTGTTTCCTTCAAGGAAACTGGCTCCGCAACCTTCGTCGATCTCGGCAATGCGCCATCGTTCGTCTACACGCCCAACGTCGAGAAGAAAGAGCACTTTTCCTCGCGCGAGGGAATCAAGACCAAGGATTTCACCGCGATCACCCAGATCAGCGCAACGATCAAAGTCACGCTGGACGAAATCACACCCGAGAACCTCGCAATGTTTGCGCTGGGGGATTTGGCCAGCGATGGCACCATAACAGGACTGACGAAGGCCGAGTTCACCGGCACGCTCAAAGTCATCGGCACCAACGACATCGGCCAGCATGTTGGCTGGACTGGCGATATATCGTTCGTGCCTTCTGGCGACTTCAGCTTCATCACTGACAGTGATGACTTTTCGACGCTCGAGCTGGAGGCCGAAGTGCAGAAAGCCGTTGATGGTTCGTTCGGCATCTGGACGGTCGAAGAGCCAACGGCGTGAGGTAATTCATGGCAGACCTTCTGGACATTGCGCCTTCGACGGCTTGCGAGGTCGTCAAGATCGACGGCACGCGCGTGATCGTGCGGGGTGTTTCCGTCGATGCCATCGCATCCATTGTTGCCCGATTTCCCGAGTTGAAATCGCTTGTCAATGGCGAGGGTGGCGATATCGTTTCGCGTCTGATTGCGGGATGCGGCGCTGCAGTTGGGCCGATCATCGCGGCCGGGGTTGGGCATCTCGGTGATGAAAAATATGAGCAATTTGCGGCGAAACTCTTACCCGAACATCAGCTTAAATTTCTACGGGCAATCTTCGGACTAACATTCCCAAACGGGATCAGCTCCTTCGTGCAGGAATTGACGAACCTGATCGGCGGAGCCAACGAAACAGCAAAAGTCGTCAAAGTACGCTTGAGGCGCTCGCGCTCAATCTCACCGCCCTCGTCCGACGAGGTTTCCCACCAGACTATGTAATGACGCTGACGCCGCGGCAGGTCGCGGCCTATCTCGAATTCAGTGACAAGATCGACAGTATCGAACGCGAATACGATCTGATGATCACTGCGGTCGGAGCGCAGGGGGATGACGAGACGATCGCGAAGCTGCGCAAGGAAATCAATCGATGAAGTTGGAGGTCAACGTCGACCAGTCGGCCTTGCTCAAGCTGGTCCGTGACAAGCAACGGCCGATCGCGGCGGCTGCGGTTGCGGCGTTGCGCGAGACCGCCGCCAATGCAGTCGAAGAAGGGCGCCGCAACATCGCGGGCGCCGGCAAATTCGGGCCGAAGTGGCAGCAAGGTTTGCAATTTCGGATGCAAAAGACAGCAGGCGGCGAGCCGTCGGCCATCATCTTCCATAAGTTCGGCTTCGCCGGCGTGTTCGAGCACGGCGCGACGATTGCTGGCAAACCGTTGCTGTGGATACCAACCACAGCCGGCGGGCCGCGGGCCAGCCGATCAGGAAAGAAACTGGTCTCGGCCACGGTGCGCGGCAAGCCGATGCTGTTCGACGCCAATGATCGCGACCGCGACCGCAAGCCGCTCTATATCGGCGTGCCGTCCGTGCGCATCCCGAAGAAGTGGCGCATCACCGAAATCGTCGAGCAACAGGCGGCGAAGATCGCCGATTTGTTTCGCAAATATCTCAAAGACACATAGCAGGCCATGGCAGAGAAAATTTCGGTCCAGATCGCGCTCGAGGGCGGCGATCAGGTTCAGAAGCAACTCATCGATGTCGGCAAGGCCGGCGAGACGATGGCGGCTGGAATCAGCCAGGCCGGTGAGGCCAGCCAGACGACGTCATCGGGCTTCGATTCGCTAATCGAGGCGACAAACAAACTTACCGAGGCAACAAACAAAGCGACAGAGGCGCACTCGGCTCTTTCACTGGAGACGGTGAAGACCAGCGCGGAGATCGCAAAGCTCGCTGCCGAGATCGGCTTGGCCGGCGTGGAGATCGTCCAAGCTGTCAGGCATCACAACACGCTAATCCAAACGCTTATCAAACTGGCAGGAATAACGAATACAACCGTCAAGGCCGTTTCGCTGCTCACACCGGAGCTGGCTTTGGTCGGGGTGACCATTGGCAGCACCGCGGCGGCTGTTGCCGCGGGAGCAGTTGCTTTCGAAGCCGCCGAGAAGGTGATGACGAAATTCGCTGCCAGTGACGAAAAGCTCAACAATACGTTGCAAACCTTGGCCGCTACTTCGGGCCAAAGTTTCGAAAAATTACAACAAGGCCAAGCGACCTTTGAGCAGATCGGCATCTCGGCCGAAACCTTCCGCGGCACCATCGCCAAGATCAACGAGACGCTGGCGGGCACTGACGTAAAAAATCTTACGACGGGCATGAAGGATATTGTTGCGCTCGTAAACCAGATCGCAGCAGGAAATAAGAACATCACATTTGCTGATTGGGTGACCGCCGAGGACAAGATCAAGGGCGTTTCCATCGCCATGAAGCAGGCGGCGGACGCGGGCAAGAACGCAACACAGGTGCTGCTCGAGTTTCTCCGCAACGCCGATCTGGCGACCTCTATCAAGGTCGGCGCAGCGTTCGGTCTTTCCGAGGCTGACGTTGATCGCGTCCGTCGGCTCAAGGGAGATATCAGCGATCTGATCCAGAGAATACAAGGCGCCGGGGTTCTGATCAGCCCGGAGTCTGCCGCCGCCTTTGATGCGATGCGCACCAGCATTCAGAACGCCGACAGCGCGTGGGTTAGGTTCAAGCAATCTCTGGACAGCACGGTATTTACGACCTTGGCCGCGAATTTCAGCGCGACCATGAATGATATGAAAGCGGCGGCACTGAATGGTGCTGCCGCGATTGTCGAGGCGTTGAATCAGGCTGGACGAACGTTTGCGACGCCGCCGCCTGAATTTACCGCTGTGCTGACGGCTGCCGGCCAGCAACTGCGGAACGCAGTATCAGGACTCAATACCATAGTCGCCGAACTCGTCGGCGCGACGATGCAGCGGGCGGGGTTTTCGGCAGAACAGATCCAGGCGGTCAAGGATCAAATCAACGGGGTAGCTACGGCGGCCCAGTCGGCTAAGCAAGCGGTGCAAGAATCTGGAGTGATGTTCACGCAGTGGGGAACTGTGGCCAGCCAGGGCGCCAACACGGCGCAGGCCGCGGTGCAAGAAACTGCGACGATGTTCACATCGTTTGGGACCGTGGCGAGCCAGTCTGCCGACCAGGCGAAGCAGTCGATGGAACAGGCTGCGGGGGGCGCCACGACGCTTGGGACAGCAATTCAGGGAGGGTCCGACAAAGTTGGCGAGCTTGCCTCCAAGATCGCCGGCATCACTTGGGACAGCATCTCGAGCGTCGGCGTGGCCGCATGGAACGCGCTGACCGGCGCGATCCAGGGCGCCATCGACAAACTGCTGACGTTCATCGGGCTCAAGCCGTCGGGTCCGGCAACGGGCGAGGGCGCTCCTGGCAAGGCGGCCGGCGGACTACTCGGTGGGCGTGGCACTGGCACGTCCGACAGCAATCTGGCCTGGGTGTCGCGCGGCGAATACATCACCCCGGCGCGGGCAGTGGCACAGCCTGGCGTATTGGGATTCCTCGAGGCGCTGCGCCGCTCGGGTGGCAACCTCAGCCGGCTGCTCGACGGCATGGGGCGGTTTGCGCTCGGCGGCATGGTCCCGCGGATGCCGGCGTTTGCCGCCGGTGGCCTCGCGGGCGGCAGCAATGTCACCATCCAGTTCCCCGGCCTGCCGGCGATCAGCGGCCTGCGCGCCTCGTCCGATGTCGTCGACCAGTTGCACCGGGCGGCGGCGCTGGCGCAGGTCCGTTCGGGTGGCCGCAAGCCAAGCCGGTATTCCTGAGATGGCGCATCCGCCCTACACGCTGCTCGCGATCGACAACATCGATTTCAGCCAGTACGCCGTGCGCGGCATCACCATGACGCTAGAACCGATCAACCAGGCCAAGAACGTGGCGCGCGACTGCCGCGGCGCCTTGGCCGATATCTCGGTGGCGCAATTCCGGCAGTACAAGGTCACGATCACCTGCACCGATCACGAGGTGCCTGAGCTCACCGATGTCTGGCCCGGCCAGGACATCACCATCACTTGCATCCCCGGCCTCGGCGCCGCCAACACCACCGGCGACGTGCTGATCATCCAAGCCAAAGTTACCGCCTGGAACGTGTCGCGCGACGAGTGGGCGGCCGAGATCGCATGGCAGCTCGAGGCCGAGCAGAGGACGGTCTGACCGATGCCTGCCGGCCTGCCCTATTTCGCCTGGATCGACGCGACCGAGACCACGTTCGGCTCCGAGCATATGCGCTGGGACGAGCAGGTATTCTCATTCACGCTCAAGCAGGACGAGGGCGATCCGGCGAGCCTGACCGCTGTCGTTCGCCGGCCGGTCAACGTCGACGGCAATGCCATCGGGCTGCTCGGTCCCGGTCGCAAGATCTGGGCGTGGTTCGCGCTCGACTGCGGCCCGGCGCTGATCAAATTTCGCGGCCGCCTGGTCGGCATCCCGACCAGCATCTTCGAGGAACTGGTCACGCTGGAATTTGTCGCGCGCCCGTTCGATGTGGTGGCGCAGAAGGAAGCGCTGGCTGATACGCTGCGGGTGCTGCCGTATTACGACGAGGCGGTGATCGACAAGGCGCGGCGCACCGATCCCGAGGTCGTGCTCGAGGGCTATACCAGGATATGGCATTACGACCGCGAGACGCATGTCCTCACCGTTTCGGACGAGATCACCGGCGAGGATGGCCAGGTCGACTTTCTATGCGCCAATGGGGATGTGCTCTATGACGGGCTCGGCCTGACGCTCACCAGCGGGCCGCTGGCGCAGG